TAAATACAGTACCAGTCAAATCTAAACCAGTACCAGCTGTGTAAGTTGTATCAAAGTCAGTAGATACAAAATTTAGCTTTCCGTTAGTGTCATCATAGGTTACTTGAATATTTGTTTCAGTATTTCCAGAAACCATAGCACCTATAAGATCCTGTAAATCCTCTGTATTAACTGATAAAGTAACATCGCCCTGGCTGGCATCGGCATCTATTCCAGTTCCGCCTGTAATTGATTGAACTGCAAGGCTAGAAACATCTACCCAGTCAGTACCAGTAAGCGTACTTTTTAAAACTTGCCCATCAGTTCCTGTAGAGTTTAGAGAATCTTTTATAGCACCATCTACTCTAAGATCACCCTCTACTCTTAAATCTCCCTCAGTATTGACGTGAAGTCCTAGCTCATTTCCGACACCATCGGTCAGCTGTTTATCAGTTGCACCTATTTCATCATTATCAATCGCTTTTACTATTGATTGATATGTATCTTTTATTTTATTGCCAGTATATGATGCCATCTAAGTATTTTCTACAAATTTAATCATTTTTAATCATCCCAATTATCCTCTATATCATCGAATCTATCATTTCGCCTATGCCAAAACAAATCCTTTATTTTTTCGATAACCTTTTTTCTAAACCTACCAGCTTTCTGCTTTAAAGTTCTCTGTACTCCTATCATTGTGGAACGTGGCGCAAATAGGCAATTATATGCCCTTTAGTTAACGTTAAATCTGTAAAGTTGCCATAAATAATCTGCCCATCTAAAAGATGATAATCAACTAAATCTGTATCACCAGCTGGCGTATCATTAGTGCCGCTAAAAGTTGCTGATAAAATACATTCAATCATACAATAATATTCACCTGGAGGCGTTGTTAAATTAGCATCGCCCTTTATCAAGGTGCGCATACCAAAATCACCAAAGCTCATTCGGTGAAAATTATTTGCTGAATATAAATCTTTTGTTGCCATTATTTACTCTTGTCTTTTAGTTTCTCGTATGTTCTTAGTCCGCCTAAACCTAACATCCCCATAAGCACAGTAAAAAGGCTATTGGTGTCAAATTCTACTGGATCTATTTCTGTATAAGCTACTAATAAAGGCATAATAATATAATGAAAGCCAAATGCAGCTGCACAAATCCAGCCGACCATAGGGCGCCAGCCACTAACAAATAAACTCCTGTGCTGTGCCTCCACCTTATTAATCTCAGCTTGTAATTCTATTATAGTCTTAGGATCCATTTCTTTGCCTTTTATAGCCTCTCTAATTTCCCAAGCTAAACCGCCAATAGGTGATTTTTCAGTATTACCTTTACCTAAAAGTGAAAGCAAAAATTTAAGCATAGATTTCGTATGTAGTTTTTCTACCCTTTTTTACAGCTCTTAAAACGTTGCCTCTGTTTCCCCCTGGTCCTACATAGGAAACGTGAACCCAGTCTGGATTTTCGTCATCGCCAAACTCCCAGATAAGTTGGTCAAATGGTAGGTTATCCTTAATGTAGTGAAATAAATCAGCGTTTGTTTTTTCACCCATAGCATCTATGTCAATCGCTTGACCTTTAGTGTGCTGTGAATTTCTGCTAGATCTAATAGCATCGCACAAGTCTGGCGATCTATAAAAACTATTCACTCGGATAGGTTCTGCTGCCCATTCTCTTAGCGGCTCGAATACATTTTTGGCAAGTTTTTTCATATTTACCACAGCCGACTCTGTTGGCGTGTTCTCGATTTCCTTTTTTTCTGCTGTTGCAGAATAGCTCGCCTCCCTCCAACTTATATGTTTGCTTATGAATCTCATTTTTTATTTTTTTAGTTTTTTGATTTCCTCCTTAATATCCTCAAATTTATCCTCTATCCAGTCTGGTATTTTGTTATCATTGTCATCCTTGACAATTTTTTGAGAGGCTAAAATCATAGCAATAGCTGAAATCGCAATAACGCCAGCAATAATTATCATAATTGTATCCATATTATTTATGTTTATATTATAGTTTAAAGTGTTACCTACAGTCCCTGTTTTATAATTTTCAGCTAGTCTGTTCAACTCGATTAGAAATATTTAATATTGCTCTAAAATATGTTTTCTCTGTAGCATCCTCATATAGATAGGTAGTCCCCTCGTTTGTACAAGTGTAAACATTAAACCCATCAGCACTAAGGTCAAAATAATTGCCAGAGCGTGTTCTAATTAGCGTTAATATTTCAGAGATTATTTGATTAGCCTGTAACTCTCCGCCATCATCTCCTATAAAAGATGTCACTACCTCGATTCTAGTAGTACATTCCAACATAAAGCTATCAGCGTTTTGATCCACCTCATTAGAATCTACAGAGTAAACTCTTATATAAGGCTCAGAGGCATCATTAGGCACTCTATTATAAACTGGCACATAACTACCATTTACAGAAATTGCATCTGTTAGGCGTGTTATAATCGCCCTCCTAATAAAATGTATTGCCTCTGTCATTTAAGTGATCTTTTAATTGTTTTTTCTATGCTGTCAATCATTTTTATTAAACCTCTGTTTACAGCTGGATAAAAGAATGGAATCTCAGCCTGTGGTCTTTTTGGGTTTTTACCACCAAACTCAACATATCCAGAATAAGGAGCATCTGATCTGATTTCAGCTTGTTTATTATTCACTACAGCTTTTATTTCTTTGCGTAAATTTCCTGTATCTACTGGCGCAATCTTTTTCATATCTCTAGCAATACCTAAAGCGCCTTTGCCTATCTCTGTAGATAATGCTATTTTATCTATGCCCTTTAGCTTTGCCAGCTTTGCCTGGACCTTGTTATAATCAGACTTGTTTAATTCTATTTTCATTAATCTAGTTTAGTGGCTTTTATTATAGTGAAAAAATCCTGTTCGCTATCGTAAAAACCATTAATTCTATAAAGTCCCTCTTTGCCCTCTAGCTTTATTAAATCATTGTCTAGGATCTGATCAGCAGCCTTTTTGCGGAGTTCTAACTCAATCTCTACAGATCTGCCTCGTTTTCCCTCAGTCGCTGATATATCACCCTTTACATCCTTTTTATTTGCCCATAGCGTTTCTACAGTTGCATTTGTAGAGGTAGTACCACCAAAGCCATCTGATGTCTTAGTTAATCTTTTAACTTCTATTCTAGTATTTAATTTACCAGCGTTCATTTAGAAATACATTGTTTTATAAGACTGTAATAAATTTTTAGTGCTGTTAGGTACTTCATTAACGTTACCCTCTATAAAGTCAGCTCTATAATCGTACATAGTAGATACTAAATGCAAAATAGCTTCTTTAATAATATCATCAGTCAATCCTGTAGTCACATAGGTAACTTTTACCTCCTCAGCTGGCAATGATTTAATCTCTATAATTGTATCATCTAAACCATAACTGTCATAAGTTACAGCAGTTCCCTCAGAGGTTACTGAGCTGATAGATGCAACTGGCGCAAATGGTAGCGTAAACCTATCATCCACCTCCTGGAGGTAGAACGTTCTATTTTTAGCCACTATGTCTTTACCTATGTAATTCTCGCACCAGGTTCTAGCAGCTACTATCATTCTATCTATGATAGTGTCATCAGCGCTAGTATCTATTCTCACAAAGTCTTTTACATTTTGAGTAGTTACTATCTCGCTGCCAGTTACAGAATTGATTTTAATATCGTGCATTATTTTTTAGCTTTAGTGGTACGCTTTTTAGGAGCTTTAGCCTCTTTTGTTTCTTTAGCTACTTTCTCCTCTTTATATTCAATACCTATCCCTTTCATTATGTAGTGGCGTGCAGTCTTGGGATCCATTTCTAAAATATCACCCTCTTTGCGCCACCCAGCACCAGAATAAACATCTTTAATGATTTTGATTTTCATATAACATAATTTACAACAAAGATAAAAAAAAAGCGCCACAGTAATTGCAGCGCCTTTTCCTTAACAAACCAAACAAACTATGATTAAAAGAAATTATTAATCAAATGCAAAGTTATTAAAATATTTTTTGTTTTTTCCTGTTAGTGAAACTCTTATAGACTGCATTTGCCCAATATTTTTAAAAATAAACCAACCATCAAAAAAATCAGACCAGACAGCAAAGTAGTCAATTTTTTCTTTAGTGTAGTTACGTCTATTGTTTTGCAAAGGTATCTGTACAGTTTTTCTACGATCATTCTCTGGGGTTTTAGTTGAGGATTTAATCTGCACCCTAAGGAGTCGATCCCCTGTATCCACTATGCAGTCGTATAGGGATGAGTCAATGAGTGGCATAGAAACCTGGTAGTTTCTTTTCATACACTCTGTAGCGAATAAGTACTCCGCCAAACAGCCTCGTTGATTATTATCCACGAACTCAAAGCTACAAAAAAAACCCTAGACCGCAATTAGCCTAGGGTTATCGAAGTACAAAATGAAAAAAGCATTTACATCATAAACGCATCAAAGCACGTTTGAGAGCAAATATCGTCACCATAACTAGGTCGGTCGCAAACTCTGCAATAACCTCCCTCGTAATCATCTGGCGGTGTATGTGGGTGAAATTCCATAGCTATCTATTTTTAATTTCGTCTAGTCGATCTTTAAAATCCCATATCTTGTCACTAAGATACAAATAATCTGCTGGCTGCATTTTGCTCACCAGGTTTTCAATACTCTTTAAATAAAAGTCATAAGGATCTAGCTCATTCATTGTTATATCGTATTAAAGTGAATGATATGGCGAACATAACAAGCGCATCCCATATAGCCTGGAATCTAATGCCCAGGGAAAATCCCCAGGCAATAAATCCCACTATTAAAACAATCCTAACCCTTTGTTGCAAACTCATAATTTATAAATCGTAATGTATATACAAAAGCAAATCTAAAAAGCCATACATAAACACATAACCTATGGCGTTAAATAATAATCCTAATAAAAATAATTTAGGATTAGACATTTCTAAAAGGACTTCATAGTCGGCACTCTCTTTGAACTTTTTAATAATTTTTCTCATAGTTTTAAAATTTGTTATACCCAAAATTATAAAAATAATTACACATTGCAAATTTTTTTACATTTTATTTTTAATACAATAAAAAAAGGGCAACCAATTAAGGCTACCCTCTTAAATAAAATTCTCATTAAGCTATTTTAGCTATATACTCTGCTTATGCAGTTTCTAAAGCGGCTTTAGCAGTTGAGAAAGTTCCTTGTACAATTGCATTTGGTAGGTAGTTAGTTAAAGCTACTCTCTCCATTGCACGTACAGTTACAAAATTCTTTTGGAAGTTATCGCTGTCCTCTCTTGAGAACTCTACAGCTAGATTCTCACGAATCCAAAGCTGAGATGCTTGGCGTAAATTACCTACTAAGAATTTTCCAGCAGTTACAGCTGTGTTAACTGTTACAGGGATTCCATTGATTGTTGGCTGTAAACCGCTAAAGATTTGATTTCTCAAATACTCATTAGCAGTAGATTTCAACAAGATCATTTTGTGTAGATCTGTTGGGTTCAACAAAATAGTATCAGCCTGGTAGTTAGCAAGCGCTAGTTGGTTTAACGCTACAGTCAATACATCGAACTCATTAGCTGATTCGATTGATTGATAGAAAGCTCCGCCAGATCCAGTAACAAATGCAGCTCCATCAGTAAATAATCCATCTAAGTTTGGAGATGAACCATCTCCATTTAAGATTTCATTATCCTCTACAGATAATACTTTTTCTGGTACTCTAGCAGAAAGGTAAGAAGTTAACTGCTTGATGTCATCGAGCATTTCTCCTGTGATTCTCATATAGGTACCGATTTTCTCTACATTTACTGTAGATGCAGCTAGATCGAAATCTGACTGTCCAAATGCAGCAGTTTCAGCAGTAGCAGCAGCATTGTCGCTGTATGCAGATTCTTTAGGGAAACCGATAGCTTGTCCATCAGTTGATCCTAAAGGTAGTAAAGAGCGGATATGTACTGAGCGGCTAGGATCGTATTTGATTTGATCTACGATAGTTTCAGCAGCTACAACTCCTGTAACATCAGCACCTAGGCTCATATCAGCTTTAACCTCGAAACGAGCAGCATTAGCGTTTCCTTTTACCATTGCATCAATTGCGCCATCTTTAAGCGCTCCCTCGATAGCAGCTCTAAATGATTTTGGAGTAGCGCCAGAAGCAGTTTTCTTAGCAGCCATTTCCATTTCATCTAATCTCTTGTTAAGAGCATCGCTCTTTTCAACATACTGAGAAGTTAAATTTTCAATCTCTGATTTTAGAGATGATTCCATTTCACCCTTGGCGTTATCTTTAGCCTGGTTAAATGCTTTCTCGATTTTCTCGTCAACAATGTTTCCGATCTGGTCGAGTTGGTTTTTGATTTCGTTGTCCATTATATTATTTTTTTAAGACATTAAACAAATAGTTATAAATCTCGCTATTGTCTGCTTTTACCTCGATCGGCTCAGTAACTTCTATATTAGTTGGCTGAGTGACATTTATGTAAATAGATTTTAGCTTTAATATTTCCGCCTCTAAGGCGTATCCCAAATCATCAGAGATTTCTCCCTTTCTGATTAATTGAGCAAGTTTATCATATCTACTAGCTATCTTTTCTGGATCTACGTTACCTTTTACATCCATAATCATAGCCTGGTCATTGGCTGCTAGGGTAACTGCTGAGATTTCAAAAAGTTTAACTTCATTGATATGGCGGTATCCATCGTGTCCCATTTCCTTTTGGATAGGTAGGATTCCTACAGAGTTTTCTGTAATAACTCCAGCTTTCATTAGTTCTACGACATCTTTTCCTAATTGTGTTTTAGGAATTTGCGCCTCAAAAACTAAACCTTTGTCATCCTCCTCTAGGTGTACCATTTTGCCTAGTGGCTTATCCATATCGTGTTGATATAGATATTTTACTCTCTGTCCGTTTTCTTGGATAGTCTTTTTGTAAGCTCCTTTGTTGATTATATCACCATCGGAATCTACATTACCAAAAACTGATCCATAGCCTTTTACAACTCCAGCTGCTGTATCGGCATCTAACAGCTCGCCTATCTGAGTTGATTTATAAATGATTGTATTCATATTGCAAATATATTAATTTTAGTTGTCATCATTTTCTAGCGCCTCACTTACAAAATAACCAGTAGCTAACTCACCTACTATATTTCTCTCTGTTATTGGCTCCTCTTTAGGGAATGGCGCTGTAGAACATCTACAGTTAACCACATTTTTAGCACTACCAGCTGGATCACCAGGATTAAATAATTGCTCGCCACCTACTAAAAAGCGCTCTTTGAAATCTACTATCTGAGCATCAGCTGCTCTATGAGCTGGGCGTTCTCTGCCATCTATAGAAGTCATCCACTCTTTTTGCAGATTCTCCTGTCCAAACATATCTGTAGCACTCTGTAGCGTTGCTATGTTAGCTGCATTAGTTGCCTCAGTTCTAATTAATCTCTCTGCCTGGCTCTTAGAATACTGTCCAAATTTCTGGCGTAATATTCTACCAGCCTCTCTCTCATTCATTACCATAAACTCTGGATCTGAGGATAGTCTTTTAAATACGCTAATTAAAGTAGCTTTAGCAGTCCCCTGGACTAGAGTAACTCTCTCAGCTGCTATTTGCTGGCTGACTCTATTAAAACGTTCTGCCCAGATGTCATCATAGCCAGAAACATCATTTTGCTTAGATATTACTTTGTCAAAGTTTTTAGAATACCATTTTGCAAATTTGAGTCCTATGTTTACATAGACCTGACGATAGATTTCTGTAAAGTCCGCCACTCTAAATAGATTGTCAAACCCTGTAGCTTTTCCAGTTTTTAAAAAGTCATCGATAGCTTTTAAATATTCGCCCTCATAGTAACGCCTAGCATTAGCAAACTCTTTGCGCTCCGCACTAGCTAGGAGTTTGTCAAAGTTACCTTTCCAGGATTCTTTAGCTTTTTTAATGATTGCTTTTTGATCATATAAGGAATAACAAACAGCCACACGCTGCTCATTAGTTCCAAAATCTGCCTGGACCTCTGGATTAATTACACAGCGGCTAATAAACTCGCTACGACTCTCATTTGCTCTGGGTTTTGGTAATGGCATTATCCCTCATTTTTATTTACTATGATTGCCTGTGATTCAGTTAGCAAATACAGCTGTTTATTTTTCTTTTGCTGGTCCCATAAGGTAGTGCTAGGACATTCTATTTCTTTAACCTCTGGTGTAGTCAAACCATTTAGCCAAAATAAATAGTTAGCTTTAGGATCATTGACAAAATATAATTTTACAACATCATCAGGCATCGCCATCATCTGGTCGTATTTATATTTCTCCAATAATTTAGTTTCGTAATATTTATTTCGGAATTTCATCTCTATAATGCACTTTTGACCTTTTGGTGTTCTACCTATGGCATCGTAATGATCGAATCCACCACCACACCATTTTAAATCCCAGCCATCGAAGTTAAAGAAAGTAACTATCGACTGCTCTAGTCTATGTACATCTTGGATTTGCATTATCCCTCATTTTCTGCTATTCTTTTTGCCCAGGATACCATAGCAGCACCACCCCATAGATTGTATGCTACATAGCCTTTATCTTTCCAGGGTGTATCCTTATACTTAGGATCTATCTTAGCATTATCCTTATGGCGTGCTAAAAAGCTATTAACTCTTTTGACAGTTGACAATGAGAGCGCCTCTCTGTTTGCTAATTGGCTTGCTCTTTGCCAGCCTGTAGGTGTCCCAGCAGTCACCTCATCTCTACCATACTTTTCACGCCACTCTAACATTCTACGAGCGTTATTAGTAGCGCCTTGAGGATAATCCTTGTAGGTTTCCTCTTTTGTTTCTATTGAGTTGTAATCTATTGGCTCGTTATATCCAGCCTCTCTCCTTTGCTCTGCATAGAACTCATCTAGGCGATTGTTTTTAGCTGCCTCATATTCAGCGTGAGTAGCAAAAGGCATATATACTGTGCCGCCATTAAATAGGTGTTCGTGATAACCAGATCCTCCCATTTCTACAGCTCTAGCCTGTGCCTCTGCTATAGTAGTATAAGTATCTACAGTATTTATTACAGCAGTCTTAAATAATTTGCTAATATCTAAATCCAAACCCTTGTCAGCTACCTCTGGGATAATCTCGCCATCTATAGGTAGTAAATTAGCTGGTACATAGTAGTCATTGAGTTTTTCATTTTCCTCATCCATACCATAAGACATAGCAGCACGCTTTTCATTAGGTGTTAACCACCACGCCTGGCTCATTTGCCCTACTACCTTATCCATTTCCTCCTGTAGTTCTGGAATGGCGCTATAGTCAAAGTCAATATAGATTTTATCACCAAACTGAGGCGCTAGCCATCTATTTAATTCATCTCTGATTTTATTAAGCTCTGGAATAACAGCATTTTGATAGAGTGCCTTTTTAGCCTCTCTCATATTGTTGTAGGTAGTGCTGTCTGTATTGTTA